CAATTGCTTGCTGTTGTGGAGTCAATTGAACACCAGCTTGTGCTGGTGCAACTGGAGCAGAACCTTCTGGTGGAACCATACCGCCAGCCAATGCCTGACGGTATTGACCAAGACGCTTTGCTTCATCTAACTTTTGACGTGACAGCAATGTATTGATTGCACCAGTTTGAGCTTGAGAATAGCCTTGCTGCCCTGCTTGCAAAGCACCGCCAAGAGCCTGACCAAGTGACACTGGCTGTGCGCTAGGGCCACCAGCTTGCATCAAAGCTGCTGCTGCTTGCAGCATACCTTGCTGCTTAATCTGATCTTGCATTTCTGGTGTCAAGTAGTCTTCAAGACCTGTTCCACCTTGACCAAAGAGTAAACCGCCAAAACCTTGAGTTGCCATCATTTACTCCTTAACCCAACAAACCGAGAAGACCGCCAGCAGCAGCGCCGTAACCAGCACCTGTTGCGCCGCCAATCATATTGCCTAAAACACCACCAGACAATGCACCGCCAAGAGCTGATGCAGAAGTGTTTTTGTAGATTGGTGTTGTAGTAGTGCCGCCAAGGTTTGCTGGCTGAATACCCAAAGCAGATTGAGAGATGCCCAAACGCTCCAATGACAAGTTGCGAGCCGCATCCAGCTTGGCTTGTTCAAGTGCTTGACGTTGAGCTTCAGACTGCATAACAGCGTTTGCGCCAGCAATACCAAGGTTCTGCTGTTGTGCAGCCAAAGTGCCAATTTGACCAGCAGCGTTCATGCGCAAACCAGCGCCAGAGATGTCTGCTGCTTGGTTTAACTGATCTGCTGTAAGGAAACGAGAGGCATCAGTTTGACCAAGTTGAGCAGCAGTTGTGAAACCAGCAGAGCGCAAGTTTGCAGCAGTGCTTGCAGCATTGCGTAAAGCAGCTTCGTTTGTCAGAGCTTCTGCAACGCCTTGACGTGAACCGCCAAAGGCTTTTGCAGCAGTAGCAGCAGAGCGATCTGACAAGCCAGAACGCTGACGCGCCAACTCGATGTCGCCAAGAGCTGCTTGAACAACTTGGTTCTCGTATGGGTTTTGATATGCACTCATGTACTGAGCGCCAGTGCCAGCCTGAATCTGTTGTGGTGTGTAACCAGCCAATTGGCTTGTCAAGCGTGATGCTTCAGCAGTACCAGTTTGACCAGCGCCACCAAGACCAATGTTGCGTAATTGCTGTTCAGCATTTGTGTAGTTACCACTGAAGTCAGCAAACTGCTTCACACCTAAGTTGCCAGCGGTTGATCGAGCCTCTGTCAAGTTACGCAAATACGCAGCCTTCATGTCAGGGTCGATAGCTGTGCTTGATGTAGAAGATGATGGAGTGCTGCTACCACCAAGTGCAGTCGCAGCAGTTAATCCAAGACCAGTTGCAGCCAATGGGTTTGCAGCAGCCCAATTTGCAGCAGTGCCAAGAAGACCAGCGCCAGCAGCTCCACCAGCAAGGCTTGAGCCGATACCAGCGCCAAGACCAGAAGAAGCAACGCTACCTGTCAAACCCAAGCCGCCAGCGCCAGCACCTAAACCAAGACCACCACTAGCAGCCAATCCAGTTCCTGTCGAAGCAGCAGCAGTACCCATTAAGTATGGAGCAGCCATATAAGCGCCTCCAGCAAGCAAAGCTGCCTTACCTAAATCACTAGATGCGACACTTTTTACAGTGTCAACAACTGGAGCCGCAACACTCTTAACTGCACCAGTAACAGCCTTTACTGCACCACCCATATCATTCCCCTTTGTTACGCTTTGAAGCGTAGATGTAGGCTTTTGAGCCATCAACCAAAATTATTTGACACTTCTCAATCCAGCCAAACGATTTGGCAAACCTAATGAGCTTGGTGTCGTCTTCCCGAATCAACGCTGCAACTGGACAATCCACCAATGCAAGCAACTGATTCACATCTTTCCTGTAACGCCTTTTGGTGTCACCCGTCCACTTAAAAATGTCCGTGTGAAACCAGATGTTGTCGTTGAAGTATTCAAAGTACATGATGTAGTCCTGACGGACACAAACTGGTACTTTTCCTCCTTGCAACTCTTGCATGAATTTTAGTCTCTTGGCAGCTCAGTAGCGCATCACTCGTTTATCGACCGCCAGAAGCAACAGCTTCCAAACGGGTTATGCCAATGCGCCAATCAGACAAAGTGTTTCCTGTGTAACGAATCTTCACTTGACGTGCTGAGAAACGGACATCAGTTGGTTGAGATGCTGAATACGGGCCAAACGTGGATTCATCAGACGTTGGGTACATACGTGTTTTGAACGACACAACAACCTCACCCAATGTCTGCTCATCTGGAATTACTTGACGGACTGACATCACAGCGTCACCGTTTCCAACCTCAATTGGTCCAGACTCAGCGTAAGGAGTGCCGCCGCCGTAGTCATATCCGACTTCATGCTCATAGATGTAGCCGTCAGCAGACACCATCAAAGGATTAGTGAAAACCCCACGATCAGTTCCAGCAGTACGAGACATAGAACCAATAGCCCAATGACCTTCTCGATAGTTATATGTGACATACGAGTCATTTTCATTTGACGCAGCAGACGGGTAGAACCAAGTGATTTCACCGTATTTGCTGTTGTGAACAGCGTAAATCTTGCTGGCCTGTGTGTAGTTGATGTTCTCAAACACATAGTCACCAACGTCAGATGCCAAAGGCTTGACGTAACCGTCATACACCCAGAAGCCTGAACGAGACATCCACATCGCAGCAGTGTCAATTGCAGCCACAGCTTGTGATGAAATCACGCCACAGCCTGAACCGACCTTCTCAAACGAGTAGACGTATGGTGCGCCAATGTATGAAGATGCGTGGACATCAACGTCAGTAAATAGTAAGTTCAATCCACGGACGCGCTTACCGCACTTCAATGAGCCAACAGTCTGCAACTCAAAGTCACCAGCCTGATTGGTGGTGGATGGAGTCCAATCTGTGTTGTCTTCTTGGTCGCACCACTTCACCATACGTGGGTTGCCTGAAGCGCCAAGAGCAAAGACAAAGCGTTCAGCAGTTGTCATCACAGCAGCACAGGACGTTGGAGCGCCACTAATTGCAGCAGCCAATGTTGGGCTTGAAAAGCCTAACTGCCACTCGTACAGCTTGCCATCAGAATCTGAACAGGCAACGAGATACTCGCCCCAAGTGTCCATCGACCATGTAGCAGCAGGAGTCAAAGAGCCTAAGTCTGGACGAGCAACACCGTAAGCGAACGAGCCGTAAGTGCCATAGCCGTAGCCCAACTTAGACACGGCATCAGCAGAGCCAGTTGTGAAACCAGTTGGCGTGATGTCTTTGATCGTGCCAGCTTCGTTCATTACGTACAGCTTGGAGTTAGTACCAGCAACAATCCAACGATCTGCTGAGTTATCACGCCAAGTAATAAGACCACGGCATGAGCCTGTCAATTGCGTAGATGAACGCTTACGCCATCCACCGATTGGACGCAAAGTGCCTTCAAACCAGCGAACTAGGTTTGAGTCGTAGTAACGTCCAGAAGACTGATATTCAGTGCCATTACGGAAGACACCAGCAGGGATTTTGAGAGGAATGAGTGCCATGATGTTTATGCCTGAAGGTTAGACACGAATGATAGTGTTGCAATCACTGATGGCACTATTGGCCTTGTAGGGCTTGTTCCAGCAGCGTAATGCTCAATTGAGACGCCAGTGTCTGAGACACGCCACATGATCTGGAGGTAGTCGTTTGCCGCCAAATCAACAAAGAAGTTAAGAGCGCCAATTGTGTGATACGGGTCGCCAGTAGATTTTCTTTGAGACAAACCAAAACGACTGTTTGACTTTGGTATGTCAGTCCCGTTTTTACGAAACCACACATCTACATCTTGGGAATCGTTTGTCGTGTTCTTGAACTGGATGCTGAACTGTACGTTGTAGACTCCAGCCTGAGAGACATTCAAGCGTGAGCTGTTGGACAGGGTTACTCCATTGGCGAAGTCAGTCGTGTCAAACGTGATGGCGTATGCAGTCGTGGTGTTGGCTGCTGTCTGGTCTGTTCCATCTTGAAACGCACCGTAAGGTGCATTGATATACTGCGCACCACGCGTACCAAGCAAAGCAGAAAATAAGTTTGTCAACTTCAAGAAGAAAGTCCGTAAAGCAGCATTAGTCTGAGCAACAGTCAGTCGGTCATACCGTTCTTGCGGGTTAGGCAAGTCAGGTATTGCTGGTGTGCTTAGTTGCTGCTTTACGTTTGACATAGCCTATATTTTCGCTGAAATTAGGCTGTCAAAACCGCCAGTGCTTCAAGTGTATGTTTGACGCGATCTGCCAAACCTATGTCACCACCATTGATT